TCCATGGGTAAATGGAATGCACAGTGGATGCAAAATCCCACCTCAGAAGAAGGCGCTATCATTAAACGAGAGTGGTGGAAAGATTGGGACAAAGATTATATGCCGAAGTTAGAGCATATTATACAATCTTATGATACTGCCTTTATGAAAAAGGAAACAGCTGACTTTTCTGCTATTAGCACGTGGGGTGTTTTCCGTGAAACAGATGATTCGCCGCCTAATTTAATACTGGTGGATGCGGTTAAAGAACGATTAGAGTTTCCAGAACTTCGTAGAAAAGCAAAAGAACAGTATGATTACTGGCAACCTGAGACAGTCCTTATTGAAGCGAAGGCTTCTGGACTGCCTTTAACCTATGAATTAAGAAGTATGGGAATACCCGTTGTTAACTTTACACCGAGCAAAGGAAATGATAAGCATGCAAGAGTAAACGCAGTTGCCCCTTTATTTGAAAGTGGCACTATATGGGCGCCCACTCACAAAGAGTTTGCACAGGAAGTCATGGAGGAATGCGCAGCTTTCCCCTATGGCGACCACGATGACTTAGTGGATAGTATGACACAAGCAGTCATGCGTTTTAGACAGGGAGGGTTAATACCTCACCCTGAAGACTATAAGCAAGAGAAGATACTGAGAACGAAGCATATTTACTACTAGGAGTATTCCTTGTATAGTGGTAATAAAAAGGTTACAACCAAGAGGGAGAAATTAAAAGTACAACATGGCTGATATTGACAAATCATTACCTAACGTTAAACAAACGGTAAATATACCTTCACCCGAAGACGTTGAAGTTGCGGAACAAGAAACATTAAACGAGCAGCAAGAAGCGGGCGAACCCGTTGAAAAAGTAGAAAACGAAGATGGCAGTGTTGATGTTAACTTTGACCCTGCAGCCGTTAATCCAGGAGAAGACGAAGGACACTTTGCTAATCTAGCAGAACTCCTTCCAGACGATGTCTTAGATCCGTTAGGCAACGAACTTTTTAATAACTACACCGACTACAAAACTTCAAGAAAAGATTGGGAAAAAACTTATACTTCAGGATTAGATCTATTAGGATTTAATTATGATGATAGAACAGAACCCTTCAAAGGTGCATCAGGTGCAACGCATCCTGTACTAGCAGAAGCGGTTACACAGTTTCAATCTCTAGCTTACAAAGAATTACTTCCCGCAGGTGGACCCGTAAGAACACAACTGATGGGTCTTTCATCTCCTGATAAAGAACAACAAGCGATTCGTGTTAAAGAATACATGAACTATCAAATTATGGATCAAATGAAAGAATACGAAGCAGAATTTGATCAAATGTTATTTTATTTACCTCTTGCAGGATCAGCATTTAAAAAAGTTTATTATGATGACATTATGGAAAGAGCCGTATCTAAATTTGTTCCAGCAGATGATTTAGTGGTACCTTATACAGCAACATCTTTGGATGATGCAGAAACTATTATTCATGTGGTTCGTATGTCAGAAAACGAATTAAGAAAACAACAGGTCGGTGGTTTTTACAGAGATTTAGAAGTTAACCCATCTTACTTAGAAGAAACAGAATCAGAAAAAAAAGAAAGACAACTGGAAGGAGCAAACAAAGGTCGTGATGATCGTGTGTTTACTTTACTAGAATGTCATGCCAATTTAAATTTAGAAGGCTTTGAAGACGCTGGTGAAGACGGCGAACCTACAGGTATTAAACTTCCTTACGTTATAACGTTAGAAGAAGGTACAAGAAAAATATTATCCATAAGAAGAAACTATGAAGTTGGAGATGCGAAGAAAACAAAAATACAATATTTTGTTCACTTTAAATTTTTACCAGGATTAGGTTTTTATGGATTTGGTTTAATTCACATGATTGGTGGATTATCAAGAACAGCAACCGCTGCTTTGAGACAGCTTCTCGATGCAGGCACATTATCCAATTTACCCGCAGGATTTAAAATGCGTGGCATCAAAATGAGAGACGAGGCGCAAGCACTTCAACCTGGAGAATTTAGAGATGTCGATGCACCTGGAGGCAATTTAAGAGATGCCTTTATGACGCTTCCATTTAAAGAACCGTCAGCAACCTTATTACAGCTTATGGGAGTCGTGGTACAAGCAGGACAAAGATTCGCTTCAATAGCGGACCTGCAAGTGGGTGATGGGAATCAGCAAGCAGCTGTGGGCACGACTGTAGCCTTGCTTGAAAGAGGAAGCAGAACCATGTCGGCCATACACAAAAGAATTTATGCTGCTATGAAAAGAGAATTTAATTTACTAGCAAGAGTATTCAAACTTTATCTACCACCCGTATATCCATACGATGTTGTCGGAGGGCAAAAACAAATCATGCAAACTGATTTTGACGACAGAGTAGATATTTTGCCAGTTGCGGATCCCAATATCTTTTCACAGACACAGCGTATCTCCCTTGCGCAAACGGAATTGCAATTGGCAACCTCAAATCCACAGATTCATAATCAGTATGAAGTATATAGAAATATGTATGAAGCTTTAGGTGTTAAAGATATTGATTTAATATTAAAAAGACCTCCTAAACCTACACCGAAAGATCCCGCATTAGAACATATTGATGCTTTAGGAAATTTACCTTTTCAAGCTTTTCCAGGTCAAGACCATAGAGCGCATATTACGTCACACTTAAACTTTTTAGCAACTAATATGGTAAGAAATGCACCTATGGTAGGCGCTTCAATAGAAAAAAACTGTTTAGAACACATTTCTTTAATGGCACAAGAGCAAATTGAGCTAGAATTTAGAGATGAAATGCAACAATTAGCACAAATGCAACAAATGGCGCAAAATCCACAGATGATGCAACAAAATCCGCAACTACAACAACAAGCTATGATGATGCAACAGAAAATTGAGTCTAGAAAAGCTGTTTTAGTGGCTGAAATGATGGAAGAATTTATGAAAGAGGAGAAAAAAGTAACTTCTCAGTTTGATCATGACCCAATTGCTAAATTAAGAGCAAGAGAACTTGATATTAGAGCTATGGACAATGAATCTAAACGAAAAGCAACAGAACAAAAGCTTAATTTAGATCGTATGAGAGCAATGATGAATCAAGGAAATGTTGAAGACAAATTAGATCAGAATGAAGACTTAGCTGAACTAAGAGCTGATACATCTCTTGAAAAACAAGGAATGGCTGTTGATTCGAGAGAAAAACTAGCTTCAATGAAACCGAGAGGAAATTAATGATTGATAAAAAAGAAAAAAAGATACTTAGTAAGCACAGTAAACATCACAGTAAAAATCACATGTCTCAAATGAAAAAAGACATGAAAAAAGGAATGAGTTTTAAAAAATCACACAATAAGGCTATGAAAAAGGTAGGCGTATAATATGGCTTGGTTTGGATTAGCTAAAATAGCATTACAAGCGGGTGGTAAAATTTACGCCAACCGTCAAAGAACAAAAATGGCAATGTCTGATGCACAGTTAATGCATGCACAGAAGATGGCCAGTGGTGAGGAGCAATACCAAGGCAAATTACTAGAAGCGAGACAAAATGACTACAAGGACGAAATCGTTCTTTGCATTTTGACACTTCCCATAATAATCCTTGCCTGGGGAGTCTGGACAGACGATCCGGCGGCGATGGAGAAAATAAAGATCTTTTTTGATCATTTTTCGGCATTACCGAAATGGTTTACCAATTTATGGATACTTGTATGTGCCAGCATATTTGGTATAAAGGGAACACAAATATTTAGAGGAGGAAAAAAATAATGAGAAGTTATTATAAAAACGGAAACCTTGTTGGTGGACAAGTTAAACTAGATAAAAACAAAGATGGAAAAATATCTGGTGATGATTTTGCTATGATGAATAAAGGTGGCAGAGTAAAAAAATCTATGGGCGGTGGACTATACGAAAACATCCATAAAAAAAGAGCTAGAATAGCAGCAGGTTCAGGAGAGACAATGGCTAAGGCTGGAGAATCTGGAAGACCTACATCTAAGAATTTTGAACAAGCAGCAAAAACAGCGAAGTCATAATGTTTTCTGTTATTGGAGTTAAAGGTGGAACGACTGTCGGCATCGGTCGTGGTGGTAAGAATTTAATTGAGAAGAAGAAGAAAAATAGAGTAAACCTTAATCAAGGTGGTTATATTGGTAGCTCAATTAACTCTGAATACGGAGGAGTTAAATTATCAAATCCATCATATAAGAAATATTACAAAGGTATGATCTAATGAGAATGTACTACAATGGTGGCGGTGCAGCTTGGACAAGAAAAGAAGGTCAATCAGAATCAGGCGGTTTAAATCAAAAAGGCAGAGATAGCTATAAAGGCGGTACATTAAAAGCTCCTACTAAATCTAAAACTAATCCAAGACGTAAATCATTTTGTGCAAGAATGAGCGGTATGAAAAGTAAACTAACTTCAGCTAAAACAGCAAGAGACCCTAATTCAAGAATTAACAAAGCACTAAGAAAGTGGGATTGCTAATGGATCCCTTAGTTATCGTAGCTAAATTACAAAAAATTCTACAAGATAATCTTCAAAGAGTCGGCGACAATATGATTAGTGGAGGTGTTGACAGTATGGAGAAATATCAGTATATGTTAGGACAAGCGCGTGCATATCAATACACGTTACAGGAAATCTCTAACCTGCTTAAACAGAAGGAGCAAAAAGATGAACAAGGAAACGTTATCGACATCGGCCAAGGAACTACCAAAACATAAAAATGCTTTGGAAGAAAAGTACAAAGAAAAAGAACCATTAAATCCCGAAAATATTAAAGAACAAAAATCCCTGTTGCCCGAGCCT